GCGGAGTATGCTGAGCAGAAGGGCCGCGCCGAGGGCGAAGCGGAAATGTCCGAGGTGCTGCACAACGCCGCCCGTAGCGGCGACACTAAGGCGGCGCTGGACATTCTCAAGCACGTGCATAAGTGGACGGCCCCGCAGTCCGTGCAGGTGCAGGTCGAGCAGCGCATATCCATCATAGCGGCGCTAGAAGAGGCGCAGCAAAGGGTCATTGAAGGGCAGGTCTTAGATGCAAGTGCCGATCTTCTCAGCGGACGAGGAACAGAAGTTGATGGCGACCATGTGGTCGCCGCAGGTCAAGAATGACCCTGTAGCTTTTGTCCGCCTCGCATTCCCATGGGGTAAGGCTGGCACGCCGCTGGAGCACTTCACGGGCCCGCGCAAGTGGCAGCTTGAGGTCTTACAGGATCTGAAAGCCCATATAGCGGCCAATGGCGGTAAGGTAGACTTTGAGACGTTCCGCATGGCCACGTCATCCGGGCGCGGTATCGGCAAGTCAGCCTTGGTCAGTTGGCTCGTGATCTGGATGCTGACGACAAGGATTGGTTCGACCACCATCGTCAGCGCTAACTCAGAAGCGCAGCTCCGCAGCGTCACCTGGGCCGAGATTACCAAGTGGCTATCAATGTCACTCAACAGCCATTGGTTCGAGGTGTCCGCGACGCGAGTGCTGCCGGCCAAGTGGATTGCGGAGCTGGTCGAGCGCGACCTGAAGCTGGGCACACGCTACTGGGGCGTCGAGGGGCGGCTGTGGTCGGCCGAGAACCCAGACAGTTACGCGGGCGTGCACAACTTCGCGGGCGTCATGCTGGTGTTCGACGAAGCCAGCGGTATTGATGACTCTATCTGGGCGGTGGCCAGTGGCTTCTTTACAGAGAACACTCCTAATCGTTTTTGGCTTAGCTTTAGCAACCCCCGCCGTAACAGCGGATACTTCTACGAGTGCTTCAACAGCAAGCGCGACTTCTGGCGAAACAAGGTTGTTGACGCTAGAAGCGTGGAGGGCACTGATAAGGCAGTCTATCAGCAAATTATCGACGAATACGGACCCGACTCTAGCCAAGCGCATGTTGAGGTCTACGGAGCCTTCCCGAACGCATCGGATGACCAGTTTATACCGTCATCACTGGTCATGGACGCGCAGACACGCCCGCCATCACAGGACCAGAGCGCACCGATAATCGTCGGCGTCGACCCGGCGCGGTTCGGGGCGGACGCGACCGTCATCGCCATCCGGCAGGGACGTGACATCATCGGCATCCGACGCTACCGCGGCGACGACACCATGGAGGTAGTCGGCAGGGTCATCGGCATCATAGAGGAGTTCAGGCCCGCGCTAGTCGTGATCGACGAGGGCGGGCTAGGCGCGGGCGTGGTCGACCGGCTAAAAGAGCAACGGTATAAGATCCGGGGCGTCAATTTCGGTATGCGCTCCACGAAGCCCGTCATGTTTGGAAACAAGCGGGCTGAGATGTGGCACGCCATGCGGGAGTGGCTGAAGACGGCCAGCATCCCAAACGACCGCTTCCTAAAGTCCGACCTGACAGGGCCAATGATGAAGCCCGACAGTAAAGGGACGATATTCCTAGAGAGCAAAAAAGACATGAAAGCGCGGGGGCTGGCCAGCCCTGACGCCGCCGACGCTATCGCTGTGACGTTCGCGTATCCTGTGGCGCACAGGGAGGCGCGGCCCATAGACAACAGACCGCGCGTAACGTATGGTGGCAACGCAGCCTCTTCAGGATGGATGGGTCACTAATGCCCCTAGTCAAGTCAGCGTCCAAAAACGCGTTTCGTAAAAACATCAAAGCGGAAGTCGCCGCCGGTAAGCCGCCGAAGCAGGCCGTCGCCATCGCGTATTCGACGAAGCGCAGTGCAGCGGCTAAAAAAGGCGGCATGAGCAAGGGCAAGTCGTGTAAATAATGCCGGTCAATGCGCTCGCTCCTGACCCGCGTAACGCCATGCTGCGGCCGTATGAGCCGTCATGGAAAGAGCAAATTGCGGCTAAGATACTGGCTCGCCAAGAACAGCGGCAGGATATGTAATGGCAAGTGATGACGTAATCGCCGCTGGCAAAGTCTCCGACAACCCGGACGATGACCGTCTGGCCACCATGCGTCACCGCTTCACGGTGGCGCAGGCGGCCTATTCAGACAGCCGTGAAGATGAGCTGGACGATCTGCGGTTTATGGCGGGCTCGCCAGACAACGCCTGGCAGTGGCCGGCAGACGTGTTGGCGACCAGAGGCGCGGTGCAGGGCCAGACGATCAACGCGCGGCCGTGCCTGACGATCAACAAACTGCCGCAGCACGTGCGCCTCGTGACGAACGAGCAACGCCAGAACCGCCCGACCGCCCGCGTCATCCCCGCCGACGACAACGCAGACCCGCAGGTCGCGGAGATCTTCGACGGCATCGTGCGGCACATTGAGTATATGTCCGACGCCGACGTGGCCTATGACACGGCCTGCGACAATCAGGTCACCTACGGCGAGGGCTACATCCGCATTCTGACGGAATACACGAAAGAAGACTCTTTCGAACAGGACATCCGCATCGCGCGCGTCCGTAGTAGCTTCAGCGTCTATATGGACCCGATGATCCAAGACCCGTGCGGTCAGGACGCGAACTGGTGCTTTATTACGGAAGACATTCCGAAGGCCGAATACGAGCGCATGTATCCCGACGCCACGCCCGTGACCGGCATGATGTCTCAGGGTGTGGGCGACCAGACGCTCAGCATGTGGGTCAGCCAGGAAACTGTCCGTATCGCTGAGTATTTTTACATTGATACGAAGCGCGCCACTCTTAACCTCTACCCGGACAACATCACGGCGTTCAACAATACGCCAGAGGACAAACGGCTGAAGGCTGTCTATGGCAAGCCGCTGCGTAGCCGTGAGAGCGACCGTCGCAAGGTCATGTGGATCAAAACCAACGGCTATGAGGTGCTGGAGGAACGCGAATGGGCGGGTAAATATATCCCCGTGATCCGCGTCATCGGCAACGAGTTCGAGGTCGACGGTCAGATCTACATTAGCGGTCTTGTGCGTAACGCTAAAGACGCGCAGCGCATGTATAACTACTGGGTCAGCCAAGAAGCGGAAATGCTCGCTCTGGCCCCCAAAGCGCCGTTTATCGGTTATGGCGGCCAGTTCGAAGGCTATGAAACCAACTGGAAAACGGCCAATACGAACAACTGGCCGTATCTGGAGGTCAATCCTGATGTTACCGACGGAGCCGGCAACCCGCTACCGCTACCTGAACGCGCCCAGCCTCCGATGGCTCAAACGGGCCTTATTCAAGCCAAGATGGGGGCTGGCGAAGACATCAAGTCGACCACTGGCCAGTACGATAGTAGCATTGGGGCGACTTCCAACGAGCGGACGGGTCGTGCAATCCTCGCTCGGGAGCGGCAAGGAGACACGAGTACTTATCATTATGTCGACAACCTTGCGCGGGCGATAAAATACGTCGCGCGGCAGCTCGTCGACATGATTCCAAAGATCTACGACACGCAGCGCGTGGCGCGTATTATCAATGTCGAAGGCGAAGTTGGCATGGCGCGCATTAACCCGGCCCAGCCGGAGGCGGTGCGCAAGATTGTCAACGAAGAAGGCATTGAAATATCCAAGATCTACAACCCCAATGTCGGCACCTACGATGTGCATGTGTCGTCTGGTCCTAGCTACATGACGCGCAAACAGGAGGCGATGGACACAATGGGCCAGATCCTCCAGACCAATCCGGCGCTTTGGTCGGTCGCGGGCGATCTGTTCGTCAAGAACATGGACTGGCCTGGCGCTGAAACGATGGCCAAACGGTTTGAAAAGATGCTCGACCCGAAAGTCTTGCAGGACACCGACGAATCGCCGGAAGCGCAGGCCATGCGTATGCAGATGGAGCAGATGGCGCAGGAGATGGAGCAGACAACGGCTCAGATCCAAGCGCTTATGCAGTCCTATGAGATGCAGAAACTGGCGATTGACGAGCAAAACGCGCAGATTAAGGCTTATGACGCCGAAACTAAACGTATATCGGCCATGCAAGCGGGCATGACGCCTGAACAGGTGCAGGACATCGTGCAAGGCACCATCGCAGCGGCGTTGGACATGGGTGATATTGTGCCAGGTAGTGCGCCGATGCGGGAGATAGGACAATGAGCTGCGCGGATCTGATCGGCCACTTGTTTTTAGCGCGTGATGTTACGCATTCTGTGCACCTAAACACACGTTCTTACGCCAAACATAAGGCTTTGGGCGGTTTTTACGAAAAAGTCATCGACTTGGCCGACGATTTGGCGGAAGCCTATCAAGGTCGTTATGGCTTGATTGGCCCGATTACGCTGCATTCGGCCAAAAAGACCAACAATGTCGTCGAATTTTTAGAAGATTCGCTAAAAGAGATCGAAGAAGCTCGTAAAGAGTATAAAGACGACAGCGCTATTCAGAACATTGTCGACGAGATAGTTGGCTTATATCTGAAAACGCTGTATAAATTGAAATTCCTTGCATAATCGGGGCGCATAATGGCCGACGTAAAAATCTCGCAGCTTCCGCAAGCGTCGCTCCCCCTGACGGGGGCTGAAGTATTTCCAGTAGTTCAAAACGGCGTGACGGTTCAAGCACCCATTAGAAGTATTGGATCTACCGCGAATATTGCTGCGTTGCGTGCGGCTACGCCGGTTTCCGGTATAGTTACGAATGTCGAAGGTTATTATTCGACTAACGATGGCGGTGGCGGGGTATTCTACGGTGTATCTGGCGTTGCGCCGGGCACGTATGTAGATAATGGAGGAACAATTATTCTTCCGTCAAACGGCGATGGATCAACGGCGTGGTTACGCGCTATTGACGCCATAATTTCTGCACGTATGTTTGGCGCTATATCAGACACTAATATTGATAGCACAATATTTATTCAGAAAGCGCTTGACGTGGCGCTTTCCTTAAAATTGTCGCTTCTTTTAGACGGCAAATTTAAGATTACCGCGTCGCTAATACTTAACCGCCGCGTAACTACTACCTCTGATATATTTGTAATTTTTGCAGAGGGAACGGGCAATGGTCTATATGTTGACACATCAATTACGATGTTTGATTCAACTTTGCCTTTTGGTGGCATAAATCCTGTGTCTGAGTTTATTACTTTCCGTGGTGTGCATTTTCAAGGTATTGAAGCAAACGCAAATACTTACGTGTTAAATAAAAAATTCTTGCGTATGAGGTTCGAAAATTGCAACTTTAGAGGTATTAAATGCTTGACATCAGACACTTATGTTCAGACATATTATTTTGATAGTTGTAATATACGCGAATGGGGAAACGGAATATTCTTCGATTCAACCGGCGGCGCGTATGATTTTAGCGTATCTACTTGCGTCGTAGAAGCTGCGCGCGGCGGGTTTGTTAGGCTAACTGACGTTAATAATATTCGGCTAATTTCCGGTGTTCGGTTTAACGATAATCTTATAGAGGGAATTCCTAATGGGTCTGCGATTGCACTAGGAGGAACACGCGGATGCACCATTATTGGGAATTATTTCGAGTATGTTGGCGGGGCAAATATCCCAGTTATTAATCTTGACCTTAACACAATTATTCATATCGGTGTTTTAATATCTGGAAATTTTTGCCAGAATCCAGATACCGTAGATTGGTGGATGATAAAATGGGGTCGTTGTCAAACTGCTGAAAGTAGCAATAATTATTGCAACGCTAGACTCCATGACAACAGCACTATTTATTTGGCTAGTGGTTCGCCAACTGTATCGTCAATAGGCGACTACAGTTTGTTACAGTTTGTAGCGTCAACTTATCTTTGGAAAATTCCTCGCGGTAATATTTTATGTAATACAGTTGCCTATCCTTTGCAGAATATAACGCAAGCTGGCGGTGTGTTTCCGATAGCAGCGGAAACATATAGTATTTTTAAGCTAACCACATCTGTAGCCGTGGGCAATTCATGTAGTTTCCCGACTGGCGGCGTTCTTGGGCAAAGAATAAGTATTCAATTTGTCAATAATACCGGCGTGATCATAAATAATTGGACGTTTACTGGTAGTTGGGTTGTTAGTTGGACAGCTTTAGCCATCGGAAAATATCGTAGCATAGATTTTTATTACGATGGCGCTTCATGGCGAGCACTTTCTATCACAGATGTTGGGTAATAGGAATTAAGCAACATGGCTAACAGATATTGGGTGGGAGGAAGCGCTAGTTGGGACGCTACAGCGGGAACCAAATGGGCGCTTACGTCTGGCGGCGCTGGCGGTCAAGCTGTTCCAACGGCGGCTGACGATGTATTTATAGATTCTGGATCTGGCGTAGTTACTGTGACCGTAGCAGCAGCGGCAGTTTGCCGCAATTTATCATTTACTAGTGGATCTGGTAATTTCGCCGGAACTTTTGCTGGAACTTCGACACTTGCTATATCGGGCGATCTTACACTTGTTTCAGGTATGACGCGAACTTATACCGGCACAATTACATTTAACTCGACAACAACCCAAACAATTACTTCCAATACCAAAACCTTAGATAGTCCTATTACATTTAACGGTGTCGGTGGTAATTGGACTATTGCGGATGATTTTGCTACCGGCGCAGCAAGACTTACTACGCTTACAAATGGCACAATATCAATAACCGCCGCTAAAAAATTCTCTACGGGATTATTTGCATCTAGTAACACTAATGCGCGGGGCATAACTTTTAATACTGGATCTTATGTTGAATTAACGGGCGTTTCTACGGCAGGCACGATAACTATATGGGACACATCTAACGCTACTAATATGACCTATACAGGAACAAATGATGTTCGATTGACAGGTAATTCTACCGCCAATCTGCGTGCTTTAGCTAATGGAATTACTGCGGGCGGCAGCGCGGCCACCGCCGTATCTTTTACTATTTCGGCGGGATCAGATACTATATTTAGCTCGAATAATACCCATTTTAATAATCTTATTTTTACGTCTTATACAGGAACTTTAGACAATCATACTAGAAATATATACGGCGACGTAACTTTTTCTAGCGGGATGACGGTTAGCGGCTCCGCTGTGCAAAGTTTTATTTCGACTTCCAAAACACAAACTATTACAACTAATGGCGTTACCTACGATTTTCCAATTAATATAAATGCGCCGTCAAGCACTATAGTTTTTGCGGATAATTTTACACAAGGCACTTCCCGTATTTTTACGCTTACAACAGGCACTCTAAATATAAATGGAAAAACCGTAAGTTTTGGTAATTTTTATTCATATGGCGCTCTTGCTCGCGCGTTGACTTTTGGCACAAGCGGTAAAATTATTATTAGCAGTGGTGGCGTCAATGCTTGGTCTGTTGATGGCTCTAATCTGACAACAACAGGAACTAACGCAACAATTAGTATGGCATCCGCCAGTACCAAAACGTTTGCCGGTAATGGGTATAACTATGCTGCTACACTTAGCCAAGATGGTTTGGGAGCATTAACTATAACGGGCAGCAATACGTTTGCTAATATTACAAATACAGTTCAACCAACAACAGTTACCTTTACCGCCGGAACTACTCAAACGGTATCCTCGTTCACAGCATCTGGAACGGCGGGAAATTTAGTTACTTTACAAAGTTCTTCCGCCGGGTCACGATTTACACTTTCAAATAGTTCAGGGACTAATAGCGTAAGCTATTGTTCGATAAAAGATTCTGTAGCTACTGGCGGGGCGTATTGGCAGTCGCTTACGAGTAATGGCAACGTAGACGCCGGCAATAACGCGGGGTGGATTTTTTCTGCAATTCCAGTTATCTACGAACAAGCCTCGAATATAAAATTGCGCTCATTAGCGCAGCGCGGGAGATTTTAAGATGACTATGAACGTAAAAGGCATAACGACCTGCATGGGCTACCAGCAGCTTGGCACTCTGTCTTCAGCTACAGGATTGACTGTGCCACTGCGGACGCCTGACGGAATGTCAGCAAAAGCTAATTTTGCGCTTATTGTCGCCGAAACGCAGAATGTGCGATGGCGCGACGACGGCACAGATCCGACTGCTTCGGTCGGAATGCTGCTCGTAGCGGGTATCCCGCTTCAATATGACGGCGATCTTAGCCGCATTAAGTTCATTGAGACGACCGCCAGCGCAAAAGTCAACATTAGCTATTACGTTTGACGTAATAGTCTTTTGTATGTAAATATGGATGACCGACTAGCCGGATAGCTAGGATTAGGAGACGTAATGTCTGACGAAGAACAGGCTGTAGCGGAGATCAGCCCCGCGCCGGAACCGGAAGCTACGGCAGCACCGGAATCTGTGGAAGCGACGCCGGAGGAACAGCAGCCTACAAAATCGTTCTCTCAGGAAGAGTTGGACGCGATTGTAAGCAAGCGCCTTGCAAGAGAACAGCGCAAATGGGAAAGAGAGCAGGCCCAACGGCTTGCGGAGCAACAGGCCAGACAGCCTGTCGCACCTCCACCTGCGCCGGATGATTTTGAGAATGCGCACGCTTATGCGGAAGCATTAGCGCAGCAAAAGGCTCAAGAACTTCTGGCTCAGAGAGAGGCCGCAACTCAGCAAGCGGCTCTTTTAGAGTCCTATAAGGACCGTGAAGAAGAAGCTAGGGACCGATACGAGGACTTTGAACAAGTCGCGTATAATCCAAGTCTTCCCGTCACGGACGTTATGGCTCAAGCGATCCAGGCTTCCGATATTGGCCCCGAGGTAATTTATTACCTTGGATCCAATCCAAAAGAAGCTAGCCGCATATCCCGTCTGCCGCCAGTCTTGCAGGCAAAAGAGATCGGAAAAATCGAGGTCAATCTGACCACGAATCCGCCGGTTAAGAAAACCTCAACCGCGCCCGCACCTCTTGCTCCTGTCACGGCTACCCGGTCAAACTCAGGCCCTCGTTATGATACGACTGATCCTAGATCACTAAAGTCAATGTCAACGTCGGATTGGATTGAAGCGGAACGGCAGCGTCAGATCAAGAAGTGGGAAGCGCAGAATCGGAGATAAGGTATGTCTAATTCACTTCTTACTATTGACATGATTACTCGCAAGGCTCTTGAGATCCTTGAGAATAATCTTGTCCTGACGCGCACCGTTAATCGCCAGTATGACGACTCTTTCGCCGTTGAAGGCGCTAAGATCGGTTCGACCCTGCGTATCCGCCTGCCCGACCGCGCTCTGGTCACGGACGGCGCTGCGCTTCAGGTTCAGGACGACAACGAACAGTATACGACCCTGACCGTTTCGTCGCAGAAGCATATCGGTGTGAACTTCACGACCGCCGAACTGACGATGCAGTTGGACGATTTCGCGGAACGTGTGCTGAAGCCGCGTATTTCGCAGCTCGCCGCCAGCATCGACGCTGACGTTGCGAACTCGTTCAAATACATCGGTAACTCGGTCGGCACGCCCGGCACGACCCCGGCTACCTCGCTGGTTCTGTTGCAGGCGCAGCAGAAACTGAACGAGAACGCCGCTGTTATGTCGCCGCGCTATGCGACGGTCAACCCGGCTGCTAACGCCGCGCTGATCGAAGGCATGAAAGGTCTGTTCAACCCTGTTTCGGCTATTTCGAAGCAGTTTAAGAACGGCCTGTTTGGCGAAGGCATTCTCGGCTACGACGAGCTGAATATGTCGCAGTCGGTGAAACAGTTCACGACTGGTTCCCGTGCCGGTACCGTGACGGTCAGCACCTCGGTTACGAGCGAAGGCTCGACGACCATTGTTCTGACGGGCCTTGGCTCTACGACGATTAAGGCTGGCGACGTGTTCACCATCGCTAACGTCTACGCCGTTAACCCGCAGACCCGTGAATCGACTGGTTCGCTGTATCAGTTCGTGGCCCTGGCTGATGTTACGGCGTCCACTACGGCTTCGGTCACTGTTCCGGCGATGTATTCGGCGACGCAGGCTCTGGCTACGGTCGACGCTCTGCCGGTTTCCGGCGCGGCCGTCACGTTTGTGGGTGCTGCTTCGACGCAGTATCCGCAGAACCTGATCTATCATAAGGACGCCATCGCGTTCGCCACCGCCGACCTTCTGCTTCCGCAGGGTGTCGACATGGCTTCGCGTCAGGTCCACAACGGTATCTCGCTCCGCGTTGTCCGTCAGTATGACATCAACAACGACCGACTGCCCTGCCGTATTGACGTTCTGTATGGCTACAGCGTCATTCGTCCGCAGATGGCGGTTCGTCTTTGGGGCTAATAGAGGGGGCTTCGGCCCCTTCTTTCTCAAATTAAGGAGTTTTAGATCATGGCTATCACTACTCAGGGCGCTTCCTACCCGCTTGAATCGTTCGGCCCCACGCCGCCGATTTCACAGGGCACTGGCGGCTATCAGTATTCGGCTGGCAACCGCACCGAACCGTTGCTGCTTGCGCAGGGCGCTCCGGCTGCTCTGACGGGCGCGACTGTTACGGTCACGGCTGCTAATCTGGCGGCTGGCATCGTTACGATGGATTCCGGCGGCACGGATGCGGGCACCTACACGTTCCCGACGGGCGCGTTGATCGACGCCGCTTTCCCGAGCGTTGCGGTCAATACCGCTTTTGACGTTGTTTTTATCAATATTGGCGACAATGCTGCTAACGACGTGACGTTTGGAGCGGGCACCGGCAACAGCATCGTTGGTAGCGCAGTCGTCATTGATGGCGCGACCACGCCGTCCTCGGCTATCTTCCGTTTCCGCAAAACGGGCACGGCGGCGTATTCGATCTACCGCATCGCTTAACACTAGGAGAAGGCAATGCCTAACACTAAACCTGTCGGTGTTGCCTTCTCTGATCCCGAACTCGTGAGTGGAACGACCATCACGGGCGCGGCGATCAGTGGAGGCACTGTTTCCGGCGCTACTTCCGTAAGCGCAAGCGACATCACCACGACTGGTGGTCTGTATCTTAAATCGGCTACCGTCGCGGCGGCCGGTTCGACACAGGCCAACGCGGCGGCTGTTTCGGATGGCTTCACGCTTGTCTCGGGGGCGGACGGCACCAAGGGTGTTGTTTTGCCGGCAGCTATTGCTGGCCGCACAGTCATCCTTAAAAATAATACTGCCGCAGTTCTAAAAGTTTGGCCGGCTTCAGGCGATGGCATTAACGCCATCACCGTCGATTCAAACTTTACGATGACTAATCTTACGGCTTGTATGTACGTCGCATACGATTCGACTACTTGGTATTCTATCCCATTGGTCGCGTCTTAAGCTAATCCTACGGGCGGGCTACGGCCCGCCTGGCCCTTACCATAGGTGTAAAATGGCCCTGATTCATTTGCGTCATGAGCGTCATGGCGTTAAGATCGCTACGCTAGAAATGGAAGCCGAAGCCGACATAGAGAACGGCTGGGAAAGGTTCGATCCGAATGACGACGACAGCGGGCGATCAGATCAACGGAGCCCTGAGACTTTTGGGCGTCCTCGCAGAAGGCGAAACGCCTTCAGCGGAGACGTCGCAAGACGCTCTGACGGCGCTGAATCAGATGATCGACTCGTGGAATACTGAGCGTTTATCTGTATTTGCCACACAAGATCAAATATTTACGTGGCCATCTGGCGTGCGTGAGCTGGACATTGGTCCTACCGGCGACATCATCTTAAACAATGCGCTTTTGTCTACGCAAGAATCTGTGCCACTTACAACGCAAAGTTCGCTTGAGATCTTAGCGACCATTAAGGGTGGTCGCCCTATTTTAGTGGACGACGCCACATATTTTCGCGACCCGCAGACCAACGTGTCTTACGGGATCAAGCTGATTAATCAGCAGCAATACGACGGTATCGCGGTTAAGACTGTCACAAGCACGTACCCCCAGGTCATGTGGGTGAATATGTCATTCCCCAATATGTCCATGACAGTATATCCGGTTCCTCTTAGAGCGCTGGAGTTTCACTTAATTTCCGTCACGCCGCTTGATACGGCGGCGACGTTGGCTACTGTCTTGTCTTTTCCGCCGGGATATCTTCGCGCGTTCAGGTATAATCTGGCGTGCGAAATGGCCCCTGAATTTGGTGTTGAACCGTCTGCGCAGGTTCAGCGCATTGCTATGTATAGCAAGCGGAATCTCAAACGAATCAATAACCCCGACGACATCATGGCGCTGCCTTACAGCATTGTCGGAACTCGTCAGCGGTATAACATTTACGCGGGGAATTACTAATGACTACCATTAAGATCGCCGATCTTCCGGTCGCTACGAGCGTCGCCGACATTGCCGTTCTTCCTGTTGTCCAAGGTGACATCACGCAGCAGGCTACCAAAACGACGTTTCTTACTGGCGTCACGCTGACGAATCCTAATATTGGAACGCCATCGGCCGGGACACTGACTAACTGCACTGGATTGCCTATTGACGGTGGAACTTTCGGGACGCTTCCAGCTAACCGCGGCGGGACCGGAATTACGTCGTTAGGAACCAATGTCCCGGTATTTTTGCAGACGCCTAGTTCGGCTAATTTAGCGGCTGCTCTTACTGACGAAACAGGTTCAGGCAGTGCTGTTTTTGCCACGTCGCCGACGCTTGTGACGCCGGTGCTTGGCGTAGCTACGGCCACCACTATCAATAAAGTGACCATAACGGCTCCGGCTACGTCGGCGACGCTTACAATCGCAAATGCCAAAACGCTGACTGTCAACAATTCTCTCACGCTGGCGGGCACTGACGCTAAAACGCTTACGGTTAGTAACTCTCTGACACTGGCGGGCACTGATGCGACGGTTATGACTTTCCCGTCGACCAATGCAACTATTGCGCGGACGGACGCGGCTCAGACTTTTACTGGAGATCAGACCTATTCCGGATCGCAGATAGTCGCTGGCTTAAGAGCCACTAGCGCCGCCGCGCCTACTATCGCCAGCGCGACGACTATCGCGCCGACTACGCAGATCGTCTTTATTAGCGGCACCGCTGCTATTGACACTATTACGCCCCCGTCGCCTATTTCTCTTGGCGGGGGTCAGATCACACTTATCCCGACGGGTATTTTCACCACGACGACGGCCGGCAATATTGCTCTGGCGTCTACGGCCGTTGTCAGCAAAGCGCTGATAATGACCTATGATGTTACTACCACTAAATGGTATCCGAGCTACTAAATGAAAACACCCATTCTAGGCTCATCTTATGTTACCCGCAGCGTCAATGCTGCGGATAACATAATGGTGAACCTTTACCCCGAGATTGTTCCTGAAGGTGGTAAAGAGCCAGCGTATCTTATGCGCGCGCCTGGATTGCGGCTTTTGAATACTGTCGGAAATGGGCCGATTCGAGGTCTTTGGGCTTATGGTGGGTATGGGTTCGTCGTTTCTGGGAATAGTCTTTATCGCATAGATTCATCTTGGAATGCGACGTTTAAAGGCACAGTTTCTGGCACTGGCCCGGTTAGCATGGCTGATAATGGCACGCAGCTATTTATCGCCTGTAATGGCCCTAGCTACATATACAATTTGACCACCGATGTTTTCGCTCAGATAATCGATCCCGATTTTCCTGGTGCGGTTACTGTTGGGTATATTGATGGGTATTTTGTTTTTAATGAACCTAATAGCCAAAGATTTTGGGTCACGTCTTTATTAGACGGTCTTTCGGTAGATCCGTTGGATTTTGCCAGCGCCGAAGGTTCGCCCGACGGTCTTGTTTCTCTTATTGTCGATCACCGGGAAATTTGGCTTTTCGGTATCAATTCTGTCGAAGTTTGGTATGATGCCGGGCTTCAAGATTTTCCGCTTGCGCGTATCCAAGGCGCGTTTAACGAGATCGGCTGCGCGGCGGCGTATTCGGTCGCGAAACTGGACAATGGGCTATTCTGGCTGGGATCTGATGCTCGCGGTAAGGGAATTGTCTACAGATCTCAAGGGTATACAGGCCAGCGCATAAGCACGCACGCCGTCGAATGGCAAATCCAACAATATTCTGATATATCAGATGCTATTGGATATACCTATCAGCAAGATGGACATTCCTTCTATGTCCTAATCTTTCCTACCGCTAATACGACTTGGGTTTATGACGTAGCGACTGGCGCATGGCACGAACGTGCTGGCTGGGCTTATGACAGATTTATACGCCACCGCAGTAATTGTCAGATGGCGTTCAACGGCGAGATTGTTGTCGGAGATTATCAGAACGGCAATATTTATGCCTTTGATATGACTAAATATACTGACAACGGCGACGTTCAAAAATGGTTGCGTCGTTGGCGAGCGCTTCCGACTGGTCAAAACGATCTGAAACGCACGACGCAGCATAGTTTGCAGCTTGATTGCGAAACAGGCGTTGGGCTAGACGGATATGATTATACCACAATAATTATCGACTTATTAACGACTGAATCAAGCTCGCGAATAACAACCGAATCTGGTAATAACATATTGTTAAATTTCAACGTTACGGAAGGCGCTAATCCACAAGTCATGCTTCGTTGGTCCGACGATGGCGGCCATACTTGGTCAAGCGAACATTGGCGGTCTATGGGTAAAATTGGCCGTTATGGATTCAGAACGATTTGGCGGCGTCTCGGCATGACCATGAAAATCCGCGACCGCGTATATGAGGTATCAGGCACAGATCCGGTTAAGATCGCTATTATGGGCGCGGAACTTATTCTGAGTGCTACAAATGCCTAGCAGCCCATTAAACATAACCCAGATCCCGGCGCTGCGCGTTCCTATCATTGACCCTAGGACCGGATTGATTTCGCGTGAATGGTATTTGTTTTTCTTTAGCCTATTCAATCTAGTTGGGTCTGGAAGCAATCAAATCTCATTGACAGATCTCCAAGTTGGCCCCACCGATTCTGCGTTGCCGACCCAACAGGCAATCGTAGATACGGCGCTTCAGGCTCTTGGCGTAACGCCCAATGAACCTGGATGGTCATCGTCGCAAGGATCTATTGAAAATGCGTTGCAAGGTTTTGGCGTTACACCAACCGACGCCGAATGGATGGCGCAGCAATTAAATGTATTTAATGGACTTGACGCCCTTGCCGTAGCGCCAGCTTATACCCCGCAAGTCCCCGATATGCGCTATGGCGTGTTTTCGGACACGACCACGCAGACGGCGGCGGCAATAAACACGGCTTATGCGGTCACGTTTAACACGACTGATCTATCTAACGGTGTTTACATAGGCGCAACAACATCACAGGTGTTTGTAGACAGACTCGGTATATACAACTTTCAGTTTTCGGCTCAGCTAGATAAGGCCGGCGCGGCCGCGCGCGATGTTTATATTTGGGCGGACATTAACGGCACGACGCAGCCAAATACAGGCACCAAGATTACTCTTGTCGGCAATAATGCTGCGGCCGTAGCGGCATGGAACTTTGTGTTTCGGCTTAACGCAGGTGACTATCTTAGGCTTATGTGGTCTACTAACGACACGGCATGTCAAATATCAGCCGCCGCTGCGGCGGCTCCTGTCCCCGCTATCCCATCTGTTATTTTGACTGTGACTGATAACATAGGAATAACTCGCTAATGGCTAATCTCGGCCCCGCCCCCAAAGCGCAATTTCTTACCGCTGCTGGCCAGCCCCTTGTAGGCGGCATGGTCTATACATATGCAGCGGGAACGACAACGCCATTAGCTACCTATACAGACGCATCTGGTTTGTCAGCCAATCCTAACCCAGTGATCTTAGATGGTCGTGGCGAATGCAATCTTTGGTTTTCGCCGACATCGACATATAAAATTAAACTGACTGATAGCAATGGCGTTGAGATATACAGCGTTGATAACGTAACCAGTAGCGGATATGTTTCGGGCGGCGTAATAGTCGACAGTTCTATTGTTAACGGTTCTATATCAGGAACAACTTTAACTAACACGGCCATATCCGGTAGCGCCATTAATAGCACTACCATAGGCGCTACGACACCATCAACGGCTGTGTTCACGACTTTTTCTGGCGCTTGGGCCTCGTTGCCAGCCGGCACAAAAATGCTATTTGTCCAGACCGCGGCTCCTACTGGCTGGACAAAGTTAACGACTAATGACGACAAAGCGTTGCGTATCGTTTCTGGATCAGCCGGGACTGGCGGTTCAGTTGCGTTTACAACCGCGTTTAGTTCTCAGTCTATCTCTGGCACAGTTGGCGACACTACGCTTACCGTAGACCAAATTCCCTCGCATACGCATTCTTACACGGCGGCGGGCGGTGTTACTCTTGTTAACGGCGGCGCTACTTTTTCGTCGTTAATAAATGCGTCTGGGCTTACTACGGGCGCGACTGGTGGCGGTTTGCCGCATACGCACAGTCTTACTGCTACAGCTCTTAACTTAGCCGTTCAGTATGTAGACGCCATTATAGCGGTGAAGAACTGATGGAACTAAAAAACGGAAATTTTTGCCCATTAATTAAAAAAGACTGCGTGCAACTCAAATGTGCGTGGTTTACGCTTTTGCGTGGGACGAACCCCAACACTGGCAAAGAAGTCGATGAGTGGATGTGCGCTGTGACGGCTCTGCCCATGCTTCAGATTGAAGTGGCTAAAGAAGTGCGTCAGGGCGCAGCCGCCACCGAATCGTTCCGAAATGAAGTTGTGTCTATAAATCAACAGGCTATGATAGATTCTATCGGCCTTAAACGTCTATCATAAGGTGCGCCATGACCGTTACCCCCACAAATATTATCCCGTCTAAAATTGCGGAGAATGTGCAGACCACGCAGTATACGTCGTCTGGCGTTACGACCATTATAGACAAACTGACGGCGACTAACTATAGCGCCACATCAGCGACGATTAGCGTCAATCTTGTGACTGTGACGGACACGGCGGGCAATCAAAACTTGATCGTCAAGACCAAGACACTCCAGCCAAGCGAGTGTTATACATTCCCAGAGATCGTTGGACATATCTTGTCTAACGGTAGCTTCATCTCGACCGTAGCCAGCGCGGCTACGAGCATTAATATCCGCGCCAGCGGCCGCGTGGTGACGTGATGACAACGCGGCTAATCGATGACCGCGAATCCGCGCTGTTAATCGGATTTGAGGCGACGCATTGGCATGTTGAAACATCGTACGATGATTATGCTCAGATTGCCGCTGACTGGGATGTTAAGGGGATAGAACGGGACGGCCGCGTGATCGGCGCGGTCTATTCCAAAAACGGCGAAACTCATGTATCTATATTACCTGAGTTTAGACGGCGTTGGCTAACAAAAGGGCTTTTGAAGGATATTCTGACGGGTATGACATTTACGCGCATAACGCCAGGACATGACTTCATGTATAACATCTTGAATAGACTAGGTTTTGTCCCGCAGGCGGACGGAACGCTGATAAGAGAGAACTGACATGGGTTTTTCAGCCGCCGCTAATGCTCAAAATCAAGCCACGCAACAAAGCATGATGATGCAAGCCTTGCAGGCCCGGCAGGCCCAGCAAGCGCTTGAACGAGGTCAGCAGCAGGCTACGGCGGCCTATCAGCCCTATTCGCAGTTTGGCACGGAATCGCTAAACCGTTACGCGACGCTCATGGGTCTTCGGCCGGGAGAAGGTTCTGGCAGCTTAATGGCTCAGCCAACGATTGATCAGCTTCAGATGGACCCAGGCTATGCGTTCCGTGAACAGCAGGGAATGCAGGCGGTCAACCGCACGGCGGCGGCGCAGGCGGGGCTTCAGTCTGGCGCGGCGCTAAAAGCCGCGCAGCGGTTTGGCCAAGATCTAGCTTCAACCGACTACGGCAGTGCATATAATCGTTTCATGCAGAACCGCGCTAATCAGATTAATATGTTACAGGGCGGCGTTCAGACTGGATTTGGCGCAGCGCAGGGTGTTGGCAATGCGGCAATTGGCACTGGCACGAATTTGGCTAATGTTTATGGTGGTCTAGGTCAAGCTCTTGGCCAAGGCTATGCCCATATCGGCGCTAATAACGCCAGCGCTTATACGGGGCCGACGAACTTAATGGCTGCGTTGGCAGGCCAAGGTCTACAAGCTGGCGCATCTATGCTTGGGGCTAAATACGCTAAAACCGGCAATTTTTTTGGTTGAGGATAGCTAATGCCAATTCAATACCCCGGAGCGCCTGAATTTCAGGTTCCTAATTTGAACCTTATGGGCGCTTTTGCCCAAGGCGCGGCGCTGTCGCAAAGTCAGCTTCAGCAGGAACGTCTTGCGCAGCAAATGGATCTGGCTGAACGCGCGGCGGGCGTCACGGCTAATAAAGAGTCGCGCGAAGCCGCTAGAGCTGAGATGGAAGCGCGCGTTAAATTGCAGGATCTTAACGACAAAATTCGCGCTCACGCTATGTCTCGTTTGAGCGCTGTGCCAGAAGGCGATCAAACGGCTTATCTAAAGACAATTGAAGAGTTTAAAGACATTTTTCCGTCCGAATACGATGTGCTGTCCAAGCGTAAATGGGACGCTGATACGCGCCGCATGGTGCTGTTGACGCCGGAACAACAATATAAACAAACGACTAAAGACGTGTTATTGCCTTCAGGTGAAACGCAGACAATGCGCTATCCTGAATTTGGCGGCGGTGCGGCCGCGCCGATTGGCGGGTTAGTTAGCGCACCTAAACCTGAATATAAAGAAGTCGGCGGCGAGCTGTATAATTTGACGCCGCAGGGAGCGTCGGCAGTTCCGATCATCCCAGCCGGTCGTGGTCAAGCCGGCGCATTTACCGGCAACGATCTGACAACTAATCTTATTAAAGAACGCGAAGGCTACATTGAGAAGCCTAAATACGATGTGAACGCTTATCGCGCCGGATACGGTAGCGATACCGTCACTCGCGCTGACGGCTCCGTTGAGCGTATTAAGCCTGGTATGTCAGTTAGCCGTGAAGACGCGGAACGTGACCTTCAGCGCCGTATTCAGACTGAGTTTGTGCCGAAAGCCGCCGCCAAAGTTGGCGAAGAAAACTGGGCGCGTTTGCCGGAAAATACCCGCGCAGCGCTCACGTCTATTGCTTACAACTACGGCACGATCCCCAGCCGCATTGTTCCGGCTGTTCAGTCCGGCAATACAGAAGAGATCGCCAAGGCTATCGAAGGTCTTGCTGGCGACAACAAAGGCGTTAACGCTGGTCGTCGTATGCAGGAAGCCAATATTGCGCGCGGCACGACGATGCCTGGCTCGGC